TGTTAGCGACAATCAAGTCGAAGATATTGCAAAAACTATGGTGAGTAGTAATGCAGTATGGGGAACTGGTATGAGCGCTACTAAATCACGTTTAGATGTGGTTAAAGATAAATCTCTATTGCTTGATTTTGATGTAATTCCTAATGCTATCACAGAGGCTATTAACCATGTAACGATGCGTAAAGCTGTTACTGATGTTAATAAGTTAATCTCTAATCGTGAATTACAAAACTACATTGTAGATAAATTTGGTGCAGATACTTACCAATTCTTACGAACTTGGGTTAGAGATAACTGGCAAGATGAACCAGCTAAAACAAATGATTTTGACAGATTAATTCTTACGCTTAAAAAGAATACAAATACAGCTGTTATGGTTGGACGTGTATCCGTAGCATTACAAAATGCGTTGAACATTCCTGTTGCATTCTATCGTATCGGTGTAGGTAATACCATTAGAGCCATCAATCATGCTGGCATTGGTTTTTACGGACACGGCACAACCACTTATAACAACACTAGAGATTTTGTATTAGAACACTCAATATTCATGCGTGAACGTGTTCAAACTTTAGATAAAGACTTGAAGCAAGGCTTATCTATTGGTGGTAAAGGTTTGCGTTTAGGTGATACAAATGTTGGTGGTTATAAGGTAGAACAGTTAGCCGACATTCGAGATGATATAAATCAAATGGGTTTCAGATTACTTACGGAAACAGACTTTGCATTATCTATTCCTGTATGGAAATTTGCATATGATCAAAAGCAAGCGGAACTAATTGGTAAAGAGGGTGTAAGTCTTGAATGGATAGAACAACAATCAATCGAGGCTGGCGATAGAGCAGTCCGAGATATATTTGGTAGTGGTGATACAAAAGATGCTGCTGCTATTCAACGTGCCAGAAGTTCTATTATGCAAATGTTTATTCCGTTCTATTCCTACGCTAATACGTTATATAACATCATTACAGAGGGTAACTACGCACGAAAAGATACAGGTGATTATGCAAGGTTCGTTAAAGTGCTATGGTGGTCATTGGTAGTTCCAGCAATAGGCATGATGGCTTACAAAGCTATGACGAATGGAGATGATGATAAACCAGAAGATTTAGCTAAGTCATTTATCGAAGAGTTGGTCGCACAAGGTACTATGGGTGTTCCGTTGGTTAGGGATATAACCAATATGGCTATGAAGTTTATATTGGGAGAAAGACCTTATAACAAAGGAAACACAGTATTAGCTACAAGCATTGCAGAAAAATTCTTTGATGTTAGCAACGCTATTGTGAGCGATAAAAAAGATGGCATTGATGTAGGCAGAAGTTTTAGTCAACTAGCTAATAGGGCAACTGGGTTTAGTGATACTGTTACAGATGGACTATGGACATTAGCTAGATATGCATTCACCGATACCGATGCAGCTATAGAGGATGTAATCATGGCTATCATGTTTGACCGTAGACTTAAAACTAAAAAAGATAAAAAGAAACATTGATAAATAAGGACTATCCATAATGGGTAGTCCTATTTATATACATTGAAAGGGGATGTTAAATTGACACCAGAAGTACTAAAACCATCTGTAGTGTATCAATGTGATGGGAGAAATAAGAAGTTTATTTTCCCATATGATTTTGTCCAAATCGAGGATATTAAATTAACTATAGTTGATGAAGATGGTACAGAGGCGGTACAAGTTGGGAACATCGATTATGACGAAAGCACCAAATCGGTAATTTACCCAGCTAATGGGGATGCACTAGCCGTAGGGCAAAAGGTTATCTTGGAGCGTAAAACACCAATCTCACAAGATATGGACTTGCCTGACGAATATCCATTCGAGAACATCGAACACGCAACCGATAAGATCATACTCATTTTACAAGAGATGAAAGCCGAACTAGACCGCTCTTTAAAAATTCGTGTAGATAGCGATAAGAATGCAAATGAAGTTGCAAAGGATATTGTTGAGCGTTCCGTAAAGGCTGCTAATGATGCGGTTAATGCGATGAATACGATTAGCGAAAAATCAGATAAGATTAACGCTAACGCAGACATCATTAACAAATTGGGTGAAGAAATCAAAACTATTGCAGCAACTGTCGATGATAAATTGGCAACCGCTAATACGGCACTTGATACATCCTCAACTAATGTTGCTACTGCTGAACGATTAGTAAGAGATGCTAAGGCATATGCTGGACAAACAACTGTTGATAAACGAGATGTTAATGAGTTAGTTAGTCAAGCACGTACACTAAAAACAGACATTGATAATAAACAAACTTCAACAGCTAGCAACGCTATTAAGGCCGCTGATGCTGCTAAACGTGCTGAAACGGCAGCAGCTAGAGCGGAAGAAATCGCATTGCCTAAAGGTGCTGGCTTGGTTACTAAGACCGAGGCAGATGCTAAGTATCAAACAAAAGATAGTTTGTACGGCATCGTTTCCGTAAAAGACTTTGGAGCGGTCGGTGATGGTGTAGCAGATGATACCGCAGCGTTCAAACGTGCTAATGATAATTTGAAGAATAAGATATTGCTAGTGCCTAATGGTATATACAAAATCAATGAACATCTATCATTCAATACCGTTGATAGTGTCATGGATATGGGTACATATAACAATGTAAAACCATTCTATCCAACTGAAACACCGATGTTGAAAGGTTCAAATAACATCGCCTTTGTAAAAAACATTCAATATGGTGATGAGGTCAACCAATGTCAAGGTTTTACATACAACGATAAAAAGAATGTATTTGTACTTGCTTGTATCAATAGCGATGGCACTAATCAAGTATTCTATGAACTCAATTCATCTACATTTGAAATTGTAGGTACATATAAGTTTAATGACCCTGATAAGATGGGGCATTGTAACACTATGTGCTACAACAAGAACACTAACAAAATTTATCTGGCTAATGGGTTAAAAAATGGTAACAACCTAACTGTTCTTAACGCAGATACGATGCAATATGAGAGTACTGTTACATTAAAAGAAAAGGTGTTCAATATTGGGTATGACCCAATAACACGGACATATGTAAGCATTGTACCTATTAGTGGACAACAACGCTTACGTGAAATCAACTTATATAATGATGATTTTAAGAAATTAAAGACATATCAAGTTGATTATGAATATGATGATTTCAATAACAATGGGGCATTCATGTTAAATGGATATATCATGAGTGCTACATTAGGCAGTTTGGTTGAATGTACACCATTTGGTGAAGTTAAGCAAATTATTGAAATTAATAAAGCTACAGAGATTGAGGACATCACATATTGCAATGGTAAGTTCTACTTTGCGGTATTGACCATGCAACCTAACAAACGACATAAAGTAGATATTTATGTTGGCGATCCAAACAAGGATTATCAAAACTCAATCAATACTGCACGATTGGCAACGCTTGATTACCTAAAACTAACTGGTGGTACATTAAGTGGCGCACTTAAAATGGCTAACAATACTTTGATTGAGGGTTATAAGCCTGATGGTCATGGTGTTGGTATGGCTAAAGTATCTACTAGCGGTAACGTAGAACTTGGTGATGAGTCTGTTAATACATTCGTTAAAGGTAAAGAATTAAAACACTTTGACGGTACTGATAGCTATACAGTAATTACTACAAAACATTATGGTACGGCTATCTATAAGAAAAAAGATATAGATGATAACTTTGTAAAAAAATCAGAAGTAGACCAGTTTGGTTTTCCGTATTCTAAGGTTGATGATGCTAAGGACTGGAACACATTCACAGAACAAGGTGCTATTGAGATTAACTTTGATGGTGGCGCTAATAACCCTCCACGTTCGCATAAACAAGGTATGCTAATCGTAATGAACTTTGGCAAAGGCAAGATGATTGACCAAACATTCCATGCGTTCAACGGTGAAACATACCACAGAATGTTCATGGCTAATCAATGGAAATCTTGGGGCAGAGTACAAACATCTTTGAACAGTCGATTGAAGTTGTGGAGTGCTAATGGTGGAAACGAGGTGTATGTTGAATAATGCCTGTTTTAAAAGCTAATAATACAACCTTTGGACTAACTGATAACTTGCGTGATGTAGGCGAAAATCGACTACCAATAGTTATTAATGGAAAAACATATTATGCACGATTGGGGGCGGATAAAACCGCCCTTGCTGTGCAACGTATATCAAATGGTAGCAAGAGGTATGTTCAAACTAACCCTGTGTCATTTACTACTTGGAATTGGCAAAAGCACCCTACGGATATTAGGGGTACAGAAAAAATGTTTGTATACTTGCCTAAGGGTCGGTATAGAGCGACTGTTTATAATGCTGAACACGTTAATGATTTTACAATTAATACCTCAATGGATATTGAGGTAAATGTGAGGGCTGAAAATTTGCGCCCACCTATTATGAAAGCATACTTTAATATTAATGGGTGGAGTGGTGATTTTTGGATAAAAAATGATAAATTTACTATAAAAATCGAACGAATTGGGGAGTAAGAATGATTGAAGTTGTATTAGCACCTTTCATGGTTGAGGGGTTTAACGTAGCAGAGGCGGTGCGAATTTCACTAGCTATATTTACAAGTGTTGTATTGGTATTTGTTGATACATTCTTGCGTGTCTTAGTTGAGGCACGCAATTTTAATTTGGCTACTAATAGAGAATTAACCATTAAGAATATGTTCCTTGCGATTATATGGCGAGGATGGGCGAGTGTTGAAGTTAATGGTAAGCAACGTAGATTTTTAATGAGTGGAAAACTACGAGCAGATATGACTAAGAAATTAGTTAAGTCTTATCCTTGGTTATTCCTCTTATCATTCATCCTATTAACATTGCCAGATGTGGATATTCCTATGTTAGGTCGCATTGATGTGTTCTTGTCTACATTATTGTACTTAGTACCTATCATGGTTGAATTAGCATCTATTGTGGAGAATATGATTGAACTTGAATTTGTGGAAAGTGCATGGTTTCAACGTGCGATGAGTTTGGTTAAAGAGTTGATAGCGTTCGTTAAATCAATAAAGGATGCGATTAAATGAAAATTCATTATGAAGATACTATAACCTTAGTGGCACTAGCAACCGCACTAATCATGACTATTTATCTTGAACAGAAAGATTTGGCAAGTGTAATAGTTGGTGTGTTAGGTGGTTATATTGGTGCTACTGGTGGTGTTAAGCGTTCCCAGTATATGAATGGGGGTAGCAATGACAAAGAAAAGGAGTAATTAGAATGGCTGAATTAGGACAACTAAGTGCGGAGTATGAAAGCAATGGCGATCCAGCGTGTGTATCTAGTGGTATCAATGATGCTGGCGGTATCTCTTACGGCACATATCAACTAGCAAGTAATTGTGGTAGCGTTGATTCATTTATTGGATGGGGTTTAAAACAGGGTGGTTTTTATACGGACTATGCAAGAGCATTGATAGATAGTGGTGAAATCAATTCTGATGGGTTCATTGCTAAGTGGCAAGAACTAGGCACAGTTGATGCGGTAGGCTTTGAAAAGATGCAACACGATTACATCAAGTCCGCATACTACGATGTAGCGTGTGAGTATCTTAAACAAAATCTATTCAATGTAGAAAAACATTCTGATGCATTAAAGGATGTAGTATGGAGTCGAGCGGTACAATATGGTACTGGTGAAATCGTTAATATGTTCAATGATGCATTAAAGCTAATGGAAAAAGCATTGAATATTGAATTGCCTAATTTATCCTACATCGATGATAAGCGTTTTGATTATGACCTTATCGCTGGCATCTATGATACGTGCATGAGCCTTGAATGGAATAATAGCGTATTACGAGATAGCCTAAACAATCGATTTGCGGATGAAAAGTTTAAAGCATTAAAAATGCTTATGGAAGAAGTTGAGGGGGCATAAAAGCATGGGTTATTTATTTAAGATACTAGCTTATATTAAAACACATAAACGCACTGCACATGTCATAATTCCTATGTTAGTGATCATACTCATTTGTATGGGGTGCTATCACATATATAAACAAAAACAGATTGAAAAGCCTGTTGTGATTACGCAACAACAATCTAAATCACCTACAGAATTGTCAAAAGCAATTCATGTAACGGAACAACAAGCACAAGAAGTTATTTCCATAAAGGAAAGAACTCAACCAGTAGCGACTTATTACACACCAGCACCTACAGTAGAACAGGCTGCAGAAAAGGTTAAAAAGGATATTGAACACAGTAACCCAAATCTACCTAAAGCAGCCACAGAAAAATCTGATAGAACCGCAGTAGTTGCTAATACAGATGAACAAAAGGTGGATATATATAAGATTAATCTAAACAAAGAACACAAAATAAAAGCTGGTGTTACTGTGATTGATAAAAAGATGTATGAAACGATTGGCTATCAAGCTGGTAGAGTTGAAATGCTAGGACATTTCGAGGGAACACAATTCAAAGGCGGTAGTGTACTTTATACAGTAAAGGCATGGTGATCTAATCTATCTCCGAGTTGCACGGCTTGCAACAATCAACTGTTAGTTGACAGTTAGGATATATTGATTAAAAGGAAAGCATTATGGCACAAGTATTTACATTCGAGGGAAAAACACATCAATTCGCAGAAGATATTCAACCAAACAAAGATGGGTTATACATGGCAACTTTGGTTGACCAAAACAACGTGCGTTGTGAAATGTGGTTTGTTAATGGTGAATTGCACCGCTTAGTAGAATTAGATAAATAAAACAAATTGAGGGTAGCGTAATTGCTACCCTCTTTTTTTATTGCCGTCAAAAATTCGTCAAAAAATGAATTTTAAATATTGTGTTTTGTGTAAGCGATTTTAATAAACCACGATATAAAACTTTGATTATTATAACGTATTTTGAAATTTGAAATAAAATCAAGCGATATAACCTTTTATGATTGTTGAGATTGTATGTTTAAAGAAGTGCTTATTTACTGCATCTTTTGTGGTGTAAGTGTGCGGTTCGTCAAAAATCGTCAAAAATTTTATTTAAAAATATTAGCAACCGCATTTGATGCTGCTGCTTTCATTTCATCGTTATAATGCACGTAGGTTTTCATAACCATTTGTGGTGTATCACCAAGTAGTGATGATACAGTTTTCACATCTAGTCCATTTGCTAATAGTTTTGTAGCATAAGTGTGTCTGAGATTGTGTGCAGATAAGTTATCTCCAAAGCGTTTAAGGTATGTATTAATTTGCCATTTAACTCCATTCTTTTTGTATGGGTTTAGCACAAGGTCATGTTCAAACTCTAACTCATGTGATTTATACTCTATAAGTATATTCTCCAATATAGGCGGAATTGGCAAAATTCGCACTGAATTGGCGGTTTTAGTTTTCTCAAAGGTGATTGCACCTTTACGGAAAGAAAGTTGCTTGTTGATGTGAATTTGGCGATTTTCTAGGGATATATCATTCCAAGTTAGTCCATACACTTCACTAAACCTCATGCCAGTATATCGTGCTATTTGTAAGAAATAATAGGCTTGTGGATATTTCTCACGCATGAACTTTGCAAATTGGTTCAATTCCTCATCGGAAATTGTATGGATCATATTCTTTCGTTCTACACGTGGCAACCTAACACCAGTACATGGGTTATCTGAAATTATCTTGTATGGGTTTATTGCTATATAGAATATCCGACTAACTACTTTATAATACGTTGTAATTGTAGTAGGTGATGAAACCATCTTATTTACTACATTCTGAATGTGTAGCGGTTTAATGTCAGACAATTTCATATCGTGAATTGATTTGTAAGCACATATAGCGTGATTGTACATAACCAAAGTACTGTGCACAATGTGTGCCTTTTTTATTTCAAGGAACATATCCGCAAATTCCTTGAATGTTAATTCTTTTAATTCTGTATCTTTGGTGAGTAGTGCAGTTTTATCCAACTCTTTAACTATAACGTGTCCGTATTCCTTAGCCTCACGTTTGGTTTTGAAACCCTGTTTAGATTTCTGTTTCCATTTATAGCCGTCTTTGTACGCTACAATGATTTGAAAACCTTTATCTTTTTTTCTGATAGTGAAATTGTATTGCATAATTCACCTCATAATATATGTGTGTAGAAGTTGATACCCTCAAACTCAATTTCCCTTGCGTGTGCCATGCGTTCGATTAAATCAATATGAGCATGACTATACATATCATCATTTAATATATGACCTATCTCATGTAGTATACCTTTACGTTGTACATCAATAGGTTTATCACTATTAACGAGAATGGTGTAAGTGCCATCATCGTTTAGTTTTAATACCGCAGTTTGTGTAGGTCTTAACTTAGTGTAAATCAAAACTATATTCATAATACTTAACCCCCTTATGGGAGTATTGTATCTCATGAAATGGGAATGAAATTACACATGCTATATGTTAATGTATTCTATAAAACCAAGGCTTGTATTTCTTTGATAATAAATCATAAGCGTATTTACTTGCTAAATTCCCATGATATTTTGTTTTAAGATGCATAAATAAAACTAACTGAGGGTCAAAAGGATAAATATCAGCAATCATTTCTAATTTCTTTAACTCTAAATCGCTTATTTCGTGATTTTTAAGTACTTCTAAATAAAGCAAACGACCACCATTTATATCTATTTCTTTCATAATAAAGTCGCAAATTGTAATATCGTTATCAAATAGGCTCATGGCATAAATATATGCAGCCATATATTCATCTGGGGTTTCGTTTCGCATTTTTTTGGTTTCACATTCGGAATGCCAAATAGAACTAAATTTCTTAAATCCAATCTGGTCATGAAAGCTTGTTGAGTTAGCCAAAATATAAAATGCAATGATGATAACTATTAACAATATAATAAGCGAAAGGATAAACATATTACTTGCCCTCACGTTTCTTTAACATTTCGATAGTGTTTATTACAAAATCAATGTCAGCCTTAGACATATCTTTGCTGGCATCAAACAATATTCTAAGGTTTGGGTTGTCCTTAATTGCTTGTGCGTATTCAGAAACATCAGTATCTTCATAATAAGGAAAATCAAATTCATCTTTTCCGTATAGTGTATCTATATTTACGTTGAAATAATCAGCTATTGCCTCTAATATCTCAAAGCTTGGTTTTCTTCTTCCTTGCTCGTACATACCAACAAGACTCGGTGATACATCTATATAGTTTGCCAATTCCTTTTGGGAAATGCCACGGCTTTTTCTTAGTTCTGTTAATCTGTTAGCAAATGTCATTTTACACACCGCCTTATATATAATATATACTTCTATACTTTGATTATCACACAAAGTGAGTGAAATTTCAAGAAAAACTACACTTTAAGTGTTGACAAGTTTTTAATTATGTACTACACTATGAGTGTAGCAAGAAATGAGGTGATTAAATATTGAATACAAAAAACATTGCTACTAGATTGATAGAGTTAAGGAACTCTAAAAATTTAACTCAAAAAGAGTTAGCATTAAAAGTTGGTGTAGCACCTACATCTATAGCTATGTATGAGGTTGGTAAACGTATTCCAAGAGATGAAGTAAAAATTAGATTAGCTAAGGTGTTTGGTAAATCTGTACAGTCAATTTTTTTTGCGAAGTAGCTACACTTAAAGTGTAGGAAAGGGTGATAAATGGAAAGTTTGGTATACACAGTAGAGCAAGTAGCCGAACTGTTACAAATCTCAACAACATCTGTATACAACCTAAGAAATGATGGAAAGCTAACACAGTTACCGATAAGCGGTGTGAAATTTAGCAAAAGAGAGGTTGAAGCATTAGCTGGTGTTGAAGATGAATATAACGCAATCGGTTATAGAAAACTACAAAGTGAGGTGGAAAGCCTAAGACAAGAAAATAAAAAGTTAAAGAGTGAAATAAAAAAAATCACCAGCCAAATGCTAGTGATTGTAGGAGATGATTTGAATGATTAAGTTGTGTTACGCACTGCGCACCATTGCAGCGATATTAGTTGTTGGTGGAATGGGAAGTCTACAGTTAGACACAATAGACTTTTGGACATTCTTTTGTCAAACAATGCTAGGCATGGTGGTGTGGATATTAGTTGGATATTGGTTAGATGATATCCAATATTACGAAAAGAAAAAAGTCCGTTGTGAAAAGTTTTAGAAGAAGTTCCAACGGACTTTGTGTAGGAGTATTGGAAAATACTCTACTTGTATTTTAACACAAGGAGAAATAAATGGAAATAAATTTAACACCTATTGTTAGTCAAAATCAACAAGTGTTCAAGTGGAACAAAGACGAAATCAAAGCTTATTTTGAGGCACAGTTAGAAAAGTATAAAGGACTTGTAGTAACAGAAGAAAACTATAAGGACATGGTAAGTGCTAAGAATGAAATCGTTAAGTACAGAACAACACTTGATAAATTCTGTAAAGAGAAAAAACGAGAACTCAAAAGACCGATTGAGTTGTTTGAAGAAGAAGTAAACGAAGTATTGAAAATTGTTTATGATGCGGAAAAACCACTTGTAGAACAAATTAAATACTTTGATGAAAAAGAGACGCAAGCTAAAACAGATGCTATCAATAAGTTTATCGAAAAGATGGTTGAAAAATATGGAGTGCGTGAAGAATACGCAAATCAACTTCAACATGATAAACGCTGGTTAAATAAAACTGCAAAGATGAAAGATATTGAAATTTCCATTGAGGGAATGATGATTGAAATCTCAAAGCGTCAACAATCAGATGATGATTATAAACAAATCTTAGCAGAGAAAAAAGGCATGATTGAGTTTGTTGTAGATACTTGCAACCAACAATACGAACTTGCAACACCAATCACATTTAATGAGTGTTGGAACATTGTACAAGATATGCCACTAGATCAGGCTAGGGAATTAATCAACGCAAAATTTGCAGAACGTAACGAAATGGAAGAGGCTGCACGAGCAAGCATCACAAATGAACCAGTTGAAACAATCGAAGTTGTGGAAACAAAAAATGGTTTAACAGTTACTGTTTATGACTTAACCGAAGAAGATGCAAAAGATTTAACTGATTTCTTAGAAATGCGTGGTTACAAGTATAAAGAGGTATAGATGGACAGTAGATATTTAGCGGTTAAAAGTGTACCGCAATCAGCATTAAAGCCAATCGAATTTGGGAAACTTAAAGGTAAGTACGATATTTCCCCTCAATGGAGATGGGAAATATTAACTGAAACATATGGTATGTGTGGCATTGGTTGGTACTTTGATATTGTAGAAACAAAAGAAGTGTTGGTAGAGGCTACTGGCGAAACGATGCTTTATGTAAAAGTAAATCTTTATATCAAAGATGGTAACGAGTGGAGTAAACCAATTCCTGGTTATGGTGGCGATTTCTTAATTCAAAAAGATAAAAATGGTTACCACGGAAATGATGAGGCATTCAAGATGGCGGTTACAGATGCATTAGGTACTGCAGCAAAAATGATTGGTGTAGGTGCTGATGTATACCGAGGTTTACAAGATACAAAAATTAATGCAGCAGCTGAAAAAGAAAAGAAAGAAAAAGACTTTGACCCTCACAATGCATACGCAATCATTTTGAAGATGGCAAAAGAACATGGGTTAAGTGAAGAACAAGTAGCACACCAATTAACAGAAATGTTTGGTGTTGGTGTGATTGATAACATTACAAGAAATCAAATGTCAAAACTCTATGACTGGGTAAAAGGTTATGAAGTGGACAACAAGTAACATTGAAACACTCCGTAGTCCGCTAGGTGTAATGGTAGTAATACCAGCACCACATGACAATGATCTAGCGAAATTAGACAAAGAAAAAGAATACGTGATTGAAATCAAAAAGAAATCAAAATCACGTAGTATGAACGCTAATGCATACTGCTGGCTTCTATGTCAAAAGATAGCGGAAGAGTTAAGCAAAACAGGGTACACCTCAAAAGAGGATGTATATAGAAAAGCAATCAAAGATTGTAGCCACTTTAGTTATGTACCTGTACGTGAAGATGCCATAGAGAGATACATTCAAATATGGCAAGGACACGGAATAGGGTGGATAGCCGAAGATGCTGGCGAATGCCAAAGTCTAAAAGGCTATCACAACGTAATGTGTTACCACGGCAGCAGCGTTTATACAACAAAAGAAATGGCAAGATTGATTGATTGCCTAACAGATGAATGTGAACAACTAGGCATCAAGTTAGAACCTAGTGAGTACATCCAATCTCTTATAGAGGGGTGGGAGAGTGAACAATCGAAAGAAAAGGGATAACAAATTATATTCAGTAACACGCAAACAAGCCTATGAACGTGATAACGGACAATGCGTTATATGTGGCTATAGGGCTGAACAATGCCATCACATAGTGTTCCGTTCACAAGGCGGTTTAAGTGATTTGAGAAATTTAGCTTGCTTGTGTATGCAATGCCACAATCAAGCACATGGAGTGTTCGCAAAAGAGATACGCAAACACTTGTTAGAAGAAGTAGAAAAGAGGACAGATGAGTATGAACGAATTAGTAATGATTAGAGCCTACATTGAAAACCGCATTGAAGTTTACAAACTAGACCAAGGCGACAAAACATTCAATAACAGATTAATTGAAGAACTAAGTGCAATCTATGCGATGGTCGATAGTGTATTGGATGTGGAAAATGAAAGTAAAGAAATCGCAAAAGTGCTTACTAAAATTGCTATGCTAGGCAAACCCTTAACAGAAGAAGAGTTTATCGAAAGTCTAAACAAGGACTAGCCTATGAGCGATAACAAAAAATATTACTATCTTAGATTAAAAGATAATTTCTTTGATAGTGATGAGTTGAAGATATTAGAAAGCATGAAAGATGGCTACTTGTACAGTAATATTCTTTTGAAACTCTATCTACGAAGTCTAAAGAATGATGGAAAATTAGTTGTTAATGATCGCATTCCTTATAACGCAGAAATGCTGGCAAGTGTAACTGGACACCAAATAGGAACAGTTAAACAAGCACTATCAATCTTCAAAGATTTAGGACTAATCGATGTGTTAGAAAATGGTGCAATCTATATGTTGGATATTCAAAACTTCATTGGTAGAGGCAGTAGTGAGGCTGATAGAAAGAGAGAATATAGACAACGAATAGAAAGCGATAGGACAAATGTCCTGACAAACGTCCGACAAATCTCCGACAAAACTCCACCAGAGATAGAGATAGAGATAGAGTTAGAGAAAGATATAGAGATAGAGAAAGATAGTAGTGCAAAAAGCACTACAACAAAACGCAAGCGTTTTGAAAAACCTACTCTATCTCAAATCGAACAGTATTGTATCGAACGAAACAATACTGTAAACGCTGAACAGTTTTTTGATTACTATGAAAGCAACGGCTGGAAAGTAGGAAAGAACTCCATGAAAGATTGGAAAGCAGCGGTTAGGACTTGGGAACGTAGCGAATACAGAAAACCTAATTCTAAAAAGAATAGCAAGGAAGATGCAATCAACGTAGTAAAGGAGTTGATGGAAGAATATGAACAATCAGCAACAGATAGTGAAAGCACTATCGATGTTACAGCTAGCGTACAGTACTGATATGTCAAAAGAACGCATGAAACTATACGTATCAATGCTTTCAAACGTCAACCCAATCACGTTAGAACAATCTGTAGAGAACTTGATTAATCGTTGCAAATTTTTACCAACGATTGCAGAAATTAGAGAGGAATGTTCCGCATTAAGTGCCTTTGTAAATGCACATGAGGAACTACCAACTGCACAAGATGCATGGGAAAGGGTGTATCAAGTAGCACGATCATATGGCTACGAAAAAGGGTTAGATAAATTAGAGGGTCTAACAAAACAATGTGCCAAGGCAATTTGGAAATCGTTTGACCCTCAAAATGGCGATAACTTCAACGAAACATCGTGTAGGGCGCAGTTTGTAAAAAACTATGAAGTGCAAGAAACAAGAGAGCGTGAACGATTGAGATTGTCTAACTCTATTAAGGATAATCATTTGTTACTTAAAGCACGTGAGAAAGCGGAACACGAACGAGCGTTACTAAATGCAGGGCAAAAGCAAATCGAAATGACTGCTACAGGTAACTTAGTAGAAGTAGCAAAAGAACCAGTAGATGTAACAGAAATAATCAACAAAAGCCAAATATCCGATAAAGGGAAAGAACTTTTAAAACAAGCAATAGGGGGTTAAACGTGAGGGAAAGAGTAAAAGAGTTTGATGTAAGCGTGAATGTATCGTTCAATGTTAGTTTTCAAGTGCTGGCAAATAACGAGGCACAAGCAAGAACCAAGATTGAAAACTTACTTGAAATCATGAGGAATGAGGCAACAGTCGATTGCCATATTCATCCTAGCTACGATGTGTTTATTGATGATGTAGAGGCTGAACTAAACCAGCTTAGTTATTGGTAAGGGGGATAAATGCTAAGTAAAAAACGAAAGATGGTTATAACAATAGAGATACCTCTAAATGTAGATACGCAAGAAGAGGCAACTCAACAGATGCAAATGATTATGAAAGCGGATGCAAGAACCTTTTCAAATTTAGAAGAAATGATGCGTATCTATAAAGGTAAGATGTGCATCGAACAAAAGATTTAAAGGAGTAACGAATGAATACAGTACAAATTTTAGGTAATTTAGCACGTGATCCAGAAGTGCGTTATACACAATCTGGCCGTGCGGTGGCAACTTTTACGGTGGCGGCAAGCAATACTTATGTTGATAGCGCAACAAATGAAACAAAAGAACAAACTGCTTTCGTTAATTGTGTTGCGTGGGGAAAGCTGGGCGAAGCAGTAGGCAACTACCGTAAGGGAAACCGCTTATTTGTAGAGGGGCGTATTCAAACACGCTCTTATGAAGATAGCAACGGACAAAAGAAATACGTTACGGAAGTAATCGCTAGTTTCGTTGGTGTATCCGCATTGAATGATACGGCAACCGAAAGTAATTTTGACAATTTTGCAGATGATAAAGGGAACGATGAAAATCTTCCGTTCTAATAGGAGGGGTAAAATGCTAGTAAAAAACGAGAATGAGTGGTGCTGTTGTTTTGGTGGTTATGTAGGATATCCACAAAAAAGCATGGAGGATGCGGTTAATGATTTTGCGAAAATTTATCCAGATGTGGAAGTACAAAAAGTTAGAGTTGGGAATCCATATTACTATGTTCCAACTGTTCGTGCAGACAGTGTAATTGAAGATATTGTTGAATATGATCTTGACAATGAAATAGCGGAGTGGTCGGAAGATTATCTACTAGATGTAAAACAAGAACATATAGATGAATTACAAGAAGAATTAACCGCAGTGTTTCGCAAATGGGAAGAACGCCACGGGTACAATAATACCTCTTTTGTGGTGTTTGAAACGATAAACCCTTTTGAAAATAAGGAGAATGAAAATGAATAAATTCGCGTTAGTGGTTTATGTAGTAATCGCGTTATTAGCAAAAATTTTAGGTTTAGCATTTACCGTTTCTGCGGTGTTGTGGTTATTGGGGTTATTTAACATCGCCGGAAATACCGTATTAGGGTTATTTGTATCAAGTTTTGCGTTAGCGGTAATCGCTACCGGCTTAATGGAAATGATTAAAAAAGGTGCGTTATGAAAATACTAGATGCGTGTTGTGGTTCTAAAATGTTCTGGTTTGATAGAGAACATGAAGAAACGGTTTACATGGATAACAGAACGGAAAACACAACTCTTTGCGACGGTAGAAGGCTAATTGTAAAACCGGATATTGTTGCAGATTTCCGGAAAATGCCTTTTGAAGATGAAACGTTTTATTTAGTTGTGTTTGATCCGCCGCATTTGGTTAGTGCTGGTGATAAATCATTTTTAGCTTTAAAATACGGGCGGTTGGGGCCGGACTGGAAAGAGGATATAAAACAAGGCTTTGCGGAATGTTGGCGAGTATTAAAGAAAAATGGAACTTTAATATTCAAATGGAATGAAGAACAAATAACGTTGCCAAAAGTGAGACCATTATTGCCGGTTGAACCAATTTTAGGACAACGGCGCGGTAAAACGGTTTGGTTAGTATTTTTTAAAAGTGAGGAGCAAATATGTTACAAATAACAGTATTTATGAACGGTGCGACTAGAAGATATCAAACAGATTCGTTTAAAGGTAAATACAGAAACCTTTCTGACATGGAAGCATACAATGAAGCAATAAGCAATATTGATTATGGAAATACAAAGGTAATTACTTTTAAAGACGTATTTTCAAATGTAAATGTTTCGGTATCACCTATTACGTGCTTAATTGAATGTGAGGAAGTCGTAGAAGATGGAATTAGTACAAAGGAAACGTAAACAACAATACATAAAAGCCTATTGCCTTATGTATCCGTGGTATACATACGAAGCGCATTGTGAATGGGTTGAAGCGGTAACTTATGCAAGTCCGGGGCCTAGAAATAAGCCAGATAGATTTAAGCACGGGCGGCATTGTTTAAAGTGGCTACTTGAATATGATGCACACTCAATGAGCGGTGAAACGAACATATGGCGCATAGTAAAGGGAGATTAAAATTGAAAGCACGATGTGAGGAGTGCGAACACGGAGAGGTAGCGTAGAATGCATATATGGGGGCTGTTTGATGATGGCAACGGCTGCTATCGTCAAGCGGTAGATGAATATAACGTGAATATGGGGGGCAACACACGATTACATCAATAGGAATTGGTGATGCGTGTATCAACCAAGACCTTGCAGTTAATATGCTACATAAACCAAATGCACTATGGGAAACACTAGATGGACTAGATAGACCTGATGTTATTCTAGCTAGTCCACCTTGTGAAAGCTGGAGCGTGGCAAGTGCTATGAAAGGTGGTAATGCGTGTTGGAAACAAGAAAAGGATATGACAATCAATCTATTTGGTGAATATGAGCAAGGGA